TGAGTAATTCAGTGAATTAAAGTTTGCAATATTTTTATTACTGATACAAACGTGATACGTGCCTTCAATCAGTTTAAGATTCTCAACCTTGAAGCAGTAACAGAAGTTACGACGTGATGCATCTGCTTTACCAGGGTCTTCAAAGACAACTTTACGCAATGGTAGAGAGAATACATTAGATGTATCATTCTTTTTATCTTTAACGCAAATACTATACTCACCTTCATGTCCATAGATACATAAATCTTCTACACCATAGACTCTTGCTGCTTGGAATAGTTGTGCTATGTCTGCCTGAGGCAAGTCAAAGTGAATCTCTTTGCCAGGCAAGTCAGGATTGAAATCAGGGACTGTAGGTATGATATCAGGGTCACTATAATAGTAAGTTGTCTTACCTTTTGTATTCTCATCGTAGATGATTACTTTCTTGTCGTCAGGAAAGAAAAGTGTAGGTGTCTCAAACAATGAGAGTGCTCCTAGAAACAGTGGCAAGTCATAGATTGCCATGTTTACAGGGATGTATTCTTTAATATCAGTAAAAGAAATAATATTCTTGTTTACCGAGATAGTGTCAATAAAGTTTCCTGACTTAATAAGAATAGACTTATTAATAGTTGAAAAATTCTTAAGGAAGGAAACGGTTTGCTTACTAAGTTTTACTGTCTTAGGTGCTTCTTGCATAATTAATAATCTTGTGCTGCAAAGTTTACTGCTGCGTAATTGGCGTGAGTCTTTGTGTGAAAGTGCATGAGTAATAACCCATAGTGTAGCACCTTTAGAAGGTCTTGTCTAGCACTTCCTTTCTTGTCATAACGTGAAGCATACTTTAGAATGTTACTTCTACAGAATGCTTCAGCGTCACCACATGCTTCAATCAAATCGAGAGTTTGGATACTATCATCACCTGATGAATAGTGCAATCCGTATGTCGAGGAGACATACTGTGTTAACTCCTCGATAAATTCTTTTTCTCTATACTTCATAATATCAGTCTGCTAAGATATTGTCAAGGTCGACTTCACCATCTATCTTATCATACAATTCAAGGAATGATGCTTTTGTTTCGTCATCGAAACGATTGAGACATACTTTGATTGCCTTCAAGCGGTTACCCCAGATACTGAATGCACGAATGATGTGGACAAGACGACGTGTAGAAATGATTTCATCAACACCACCATCTTTGAATGTCTTACGAATCATGTCTGCCCATGCAACAAGATTTTTGATGAATGCATCGTCACAGCAGTCCAACTCCTTGCAGTAGTTGTGAAGCATCTTCACCTCAGTCTTAGGAGAAGGATACTCTTGCTCAAAAGTTACAGGGAATCTCTCAAGGAATGCTTCGTTGAGGACATTTGTGCCGATGAAACGACCATCTTCACTACCCTTACCTTTTGTGTTAGCAGTAGCGATGACATTGAATCCTTGAGCAGGAGTTACTTGCACACCTGTTTTCTTAAGGTAAACACCTTTACCTTCTAGGATAGATTGTAGACATAGAATCTTGTTAGATGCAAGGTCAATCTCGTCAAGAAGTAGGACTGCACCTCTTTGGAGTGCTTCGATTACAGGACCGTTGTGCCATACTGTCTCTCCATTGACAAGACGGAAACCTCCAATCAAATCATCTTCATCAGTCTCAACTGTAATGTTGACACGAATCAAGTCACGTCCTAGTGCTGCACATGCTTGCTCTACACCGAAAGTCTTACCGTTACCTGACATACCTGTGATGAATGCAGGGTAGAAAATCTTGGACTGAATAATTTTCTTGATGTCAGAGTAGTTACCGAAGGGCACATAGTTTGCATCCTTGGATGGCACAAGTGATTGTGTTGTAACTTCTGACACTTGAGTCTCGAGTTGCTCACGCACTTCTGCTACAGTGAGATTCCACTTGCCAATGCCAGTCTTGTATGACTTCAAGCGTTTTTTGATTGTAGCGTAGGAGCAACCGAAGTGGTCAGCAGCTTGTAGCAGTTGCTGTGTGTTTACTTGCTCTCCAAATTTGTTAGCAAGATAGTCTCTTGCATCGTCTGTGGTCATTGCGACTGGCTCGAAAGGCATAATTGTTTCTCTGATGTGTATACTTAAATTATACTACACTCAGAGCATCTGTGAAGCTTAACCATGACGGTTTTCTATCTGGCACACGCAGGTAGTTGTCCTTAACCCAAGGTTTACTTGCAACATATCTACGATATGCAGTGATGGTGTCTATGGTGTCATCATATTTGAATACGTCAGGCATCGCACGTGCGAATGGAGTATGTTTATCTGGGCAACCGTATGAATATAGTAATCCTGCTAATGTTATACTTCTCTCACATGAGTGCGTCTTTCCGTATCTATATGTATACTCGTTACACAAAGAAATACCATGCTGAATTAACCACTGGATATTGTGGTCGGATTCTGCAACCCATTTTGTACATGGGTGATTGCGGAAAGCACCCTTATCTGTTTTGTAAGGAGTGCCATCCGCTTTGAATACGTGACCTATATTATGATACCAACTACTGTATACAATACTGAGCATTTGACAACACTCTAGTGGCATCTTGACGATGTGTTTGTCAGGCAGTTGGAATGCTGCTTTGGCAGGGTCATCGTCAACTGCAAATACATTCATGCTATCTGTTTAATAAATGAGGATAAGATTGATTTGTTGTTTGACTTAACCTTGAGTGATTTCTGGAATGCTTTTTTGATTTCTGCATTTGAAGCTTCCTCATCAACATCGAATGTTGAATCATCATTCATAGATTTAGTGCATAGGAAGTAGTGCTCATCGTATCCTGCAACTTCGCAAGCGACTGCTCTGTTTTTCTTCCATACTTTTCTCATCTTTTCAAGTCTATCACGCTCTACATATCTGTCAAGAGTGTAAAAGATATCTCTTGTAGTGCCTAGACGGAAACCCAAGAAGTTTACGTAAGGATGACATGCTTTTAGGTAGCGTAGACATGCTTCAGTCAACTTGTATGCACCTTCGGTGTTGAATGTCTTAGCACTCTTACGATGACGTAGTTGAGTGTTTTGCTCGATGCAAGTAAGAGTCTTGTGCTGACCGTCTCTGTAGTCAATGGTTGTCCATCTACGTGACCACTGTGCTTCACCATCAGTTAGCAGAGCAACATTTACTTTCTCTACTCCATACTTTGATTTGAATTTAGGGATGTAGTGATTGAGCACACATAGTGATTCGTTTAGTGGTGTGCCACCCATAGAAAGAATAGATGGGACTACACTTGTATCTGGGACGTTTGGTCTGTCATAGAATCCTCTGTAGTATCTGTTGTAAGTGATAGCAGATGCAATTCTGAAGATAGTTAGAGCAGACTTTTCAAAGTCAGCGTTGTTTTGCTTACTGTTGAATAGACCTTGTAGGCAGAAGTGAGCAGGCACATAGATTGTATTGTCTTTTTGACTCTTACTATACTTGATGTCATCATAGTCAGCAGGAAGATGCTCACCAGTATCACTTGCGAAACAGAATGCTTCAAAAGAAATCTTTGCTTTTCTGCAGAAGAGTGCAAGAGATAGAAGTTGCTTGGTTGTGTCAAGAATACACTCATGCATTGACCCAGACCAGTCTAGGATGAAGACAAGACCGTGACTCTTACCATCAGTGGTGCGAGTTACTTTCTTGAAGATGTCTTCGTTGTATTTGTATGAGAAAAGTTTCTTAGTATCCAATACACCAGTCCTAGAAACAGAAGCACGTGCATAGGATGTTGCTGCTTTTTTCATTTCAAACTCTTTGTTTAGGTATGAAACCTCACGTCCAATCTTTTTCTTGAATTCTCTGTATTCTGAGTCAACAAAAGACCAGTCGATTGCTTGATAGTATTCATGCTCAGGGTTAGTGAATCTATCCATTGCCCAGTATTCCTCACACTTGTCTACAACCCAGTCAGGTGAAGACATATGTGCACTCGCATCTAACTCAGGCATTTCGATGTATTTTGTTGCGTGATACTCAGAGTGAGATGTCTTCTCGATTAGTTTTTCCTCTAGAGATACATCGGTTTTAGCATACAAGTTGCCACCTTCATAACCACCC